TGACTAACTGGGCGCCTTACGACTGAGAACCGATATACAATTCTCCGAGTATTAATTATTGGCTGACTCGACAGCGATCCCTTTTTCTATAAGCCTGGGAAATCGGCTAGGAGTTTAAAGACTTCTCGGTCAGACGCTATTAATTAGCTACAGGAACAGCAGACAATGTGAATAACACTGGAACATTCAAAAAGAAATGTAAATTGTAATCTGTACCTATAGCACAATACTTCCAAATCTTAATTATGGATGTATCAACAGGCGAATTTCCCTGTGTAGGACTTATCTCTAAGATCAAATTATCTTGATCTGAGGCATCTACAGAGGAAGGATTAGTTGCATTAGTTGGTGCAGTATTCTGAAATCTATATGGATTATAGTTTGGACATAATACTGATAAACCAAATTGAGTTTGTTGACTGGTAAGAGCTGAACCTGATGCTTGAGCTTGGGTAACACCCCTAAAATACCTCGCATCTGCTGATTGTGTACCACCAACAAAAGTTGTGGTAGTATTTACAGCAGGGCCGGTATTCAAGGGAGTCCTAATAACTTTAACATCATTACAGACATCCTTGGAATCCACATTAAAAGTCCATATCATGGAACCCCTTTGAGCTACAAAAGCTGGAGAGATCCAATTATGAAGCGTTGGTTGACAAAAATTAAAATTAAAATTTGTAGTAGTGGCTACAAGACCTTTCGCACTATTTAATCCAGCTGGATCATAACCATAATGTGGAGGCCATTTGGTAAATCTGTGACGAATTACAGTATATTTATCATCATTGCCATTAACAGGTTCACACCAAACAGTGGACAAATTAGTTCGTCTAAGTAAGGTTCTCAAGGAGAGAATTGCTTCTCCCCAATTAACCAAATACTTATCCGAAAGAACTCCTTTAACGCCACCAACTACTGCAGAAGTAGGATCTCCATACACATCTTGCGATTGAACAACGAAGGGTGATAATGAAGTAGGTGGATCTATTGGATTAGCAAATTCTAAATTTTCAGCCCCTCTTACAAAAACTAACATTTTAATTGAGGAAGATAGAACTGGTGCAGTTAATGCATTCAAAACTCGAACTTGTATAGTTCCATTATGATATCCAGGATCAAAAATATATGGTGGACCAGTAGTTTGATACCAGGGTCTATTCGCATAAGTATAGTCTCCTGCTCTAGTTAACAACCATGATATGGCCTGTTGATAAGGCACTCTAATTTCCACGTCTGTATCTTCATTCAGATCAACAATCTGCGTATATACAACAGTAGAAGATACATCATCAACTGTTAAATTCTGTGAGACAGTACCTGCAGGATCATATGATATCCTCACTCTACCTTTATGGTATTTTGAGCATATAAATTTAAATCTAAAGATAATATCACCTCTCCAAGCTTTAAAAAGTTGAGAAACCCAACCCATTGGTGTGTAATACACAGCTGCTGGAGTTGGAGTATTAGCATCATACATGTTAGGTGTAACCACACTAGTAAACAAAATTCTGTCTATAGCAAAAGAGGTTGACCAATCACAAGATATGAGAAAACTCTCCTTACCAACTATATTGGATATAGCTAATTCATCTTTGGAATCTAATCCAATAATAGAAGGATCAATACTCAACTCGTTCTTACAATCAACTGTTAGTTTCTCAACAGGGAAACCAATATCAGTAGATGAAAAAGGTGGGTATGGTGATGGTCTAAAAGGCATCGTATCTTCTATAACTGGAACATTTGTAAATCCAAATAGAGAGGCTATTGCACTAACCGCAGAAGCCCCAATACGAGTCACAGTAGCAAATCTACCAATGATGGGTACATTTTCTAAATGGCTCGCAACATAAGCTATAGCAGATGCAGGTTTAGATATTACTCCATCCCCATATTCATCTTGAGATTGCATAGATAAACCTAATGTTGGACCAGATATACGGACATTTTCTGCCCAAGCATATATTGTCACAGTTGCACCAGCACCTGAAACACCATTTGCACTATCCAATATAGTATAGTTTACAAAATTAAGAGTCCCCATATCAAGAAAATCTTGTCTAATTTGCACTCTCAACCAATTACGGAAATTAAAATAAGGTAGAGTCATTGATCCTCCCTCATTATGTTGAGGACTGAGCCATAAATGCGGTCTTTGTGATATAGATATAAAATACTTATTCAAAGCATCAGCAGGAGCAGTATTAGGGGTGAGATTAGGTAACGGAATGTAATTCATAAGCATAGAGCCATAATAAAATGGAGATGCATTTATCATCACTTTAATTTTAAGATCGCATTGCAAAAAAGCAAAATTATCTAATTTCTTTTTAATACGTGTATCATTAAAGAATAAATCCCAAGGAGAATAGGAACGCACTGTCCCCGTTACATCACTCTCTGCCCAAGTAAAATTTGCGATTTTAACTGGACGACTCAGAAATCTTGCTAAATCCAATGGCGTTTCATCTAAGATGGAATTAGGATCTAACTTACGATAAAAACCAGTTTCCATACCAGGAGTTTCATCATGGAAATCTATATTTTCCTCAGTAACAGGAGTCAAAGATTCCGTCGCAATCACATCTTGAGATTGGACTTGAAAATTAAATCGTAAATTAACAATTCTATCTAAACAAGTCTCACAAAGAAACGGAAAAGATACACACATAGTGTCTATTTTATTCAACGCTTTAGAATAATTCTCAAACAAACACTTAGTGATTGGTATGGATGTAAAAGTATCTTGTGATTGTATCTGAAATCTCACATTAGAGAATCTATCTAAACACGTCTCACAGAGACTCGGATAGTCAGCACACAGCGCCATAATGCGTTTGTGATGCTTAATAGGAACACGAAAAAGACAATTATCTTTAACGTGCACAGGAGAATTCACTCCCTCTTGGGTATCTTCTAGCGAGTACCCTCTGCTTTGGCTGCCCTCATTGGCAGCGTGGCTATTGGTGTTGGCAATTTGGTTTACAATATAAAGGCTAATTAGACCATATATAAGGGGATGAGTTTTATGACTTCCCAGGTCAGTGCCCCAATTAAGGGGCTATTTGTGAAAATGAAAATAAAAATAAAATATATATAATATACAATTATAAATATTAATTATGCATTATGTAAACGCATCAAGGGAATACCTTTTGAAGATTCCCAAAATTTTTCACGAAGAGATTCCCACGAGGGAAACGTTGAATCTTCAACATAACAATCTAATTCATTTTCAGTGACCACTTCTTTAAGAAGAGCAGTCATTTCTTCAAACTTATCTTTGCCATAGTAAAAACATTCTCTTACTGCGGTTCCAATAGTTTGGATAGCTTGAAATCTAGGTGAAACACTCTTAGACATGACATTTACAGTTAACATTTTAATTATAGAATCCCATTCTAAAGGACATAAATAAGCTCCCACATCAGCATCCCATTTCCACTCGCGTTTCAAAAAAGAAACTTTACTAATGGGTATAAAGGGTACTGATTGGGCTTCTTTATCTGCCATAGTGTACACTATACCTATTTTGCCTAATTCGGCTTGAATAGCTGTGTGGTTAAACCAAGATGTCTTTGGAGACACACCCATAGCATTATCATCGCCATAAGTGATTAAATGTACAAAACGTTTAAAATCAAAAACTGATACATTATGCTCTTCTCCTAAGATATCAAAAACATATCTCATATACAAACAATTAACTAAACCATTAATAATAACTGTAAGTGGATGTCCAGAAGGATTACCACCAAGAAATTTGATAAGGTCTCCATTAAAGTCAATAAGAGGACTAGCAGTATCTTCAGCAATCCCACGCAAAACACGGAGGTCTTCTTCAGAATAATTACCGGATGCTTTGGCTATAGCAAATAAAATTTTAAATGCTGCTAAAATAACATCCATAGGCATCCGCTTATCAAATGCTTTATAATCTCCAGCCACTAAATTGAGATCTGAGAAGAAAGTTAGGTATTCCCTAATTTGTTCCCACTCAGTACTCTGAGCGACTGTACCAGGTGCAGATTCAAATACAAAACGTTTATTTTGAATTAATCTCACCATAGAAAGATAATATTTCCTAACCACATGTGACCAATCGGCTGGCGAACCAGAGAAAACTCTAGTACCGCCAGACGCGATTTTCTTGAATGTTTTTGCCTCATCTTTTAAATTACCACAAAATATTGGAGCAGCTAAAAAGCCAGCTTCATATTGTTCTATGATTTTAATAGACCGAGACTTAATTTCATCATTAAATTCAACTGGTGCATCAAATCCCCGTTCTGGGGGCAATGTGTTAAGGAAATGTTTCTTAGATTTCTTCCAAGGAACACCAGCGCTAGTATTGTGGTTAATTTTATCCACATATGCTACGCCTGCACAGCCATTAACTGCAGTAAAGTCATCATATACTTTAACATCCTTCAAATCAGTCTTAGAAAGACTACTAAGGATTTCTGTAGTAAATGCTTGAACGCATTTTTCCAACCTAACTGTGTCTAAACCAGTGACAGGAGCAGCCATATCTACGGCTGCAATACGCCATGGTTTATAACCTCGCATAAGAGGAGGACCGTGTTTTATCTCAAAACCTCGATCTACCAAACTTTGCGCTATTACAGATTTTTGAACATGCGACTTAGGATTAGGTTTGAACCCAGAATAGGATCCATAAACCTCTGCTATGCCATCTTCAATAAATCTCATGACACATTTAGGATGCAATTCTATTAAACCTCGTTTAGCACTTGGAGCACTAAGCATAGGCTCATGTGATTGCATTTGAAACTCCTCAAATGTACTTATATTGCGTGCAACAATATCTTGCGTTATTGCAACACATAAAGCAACATTTGAATCTGGTCTACCTAATAAGTGAATACCACTAATAACTGGTCCATAACCAGTTTCCATTATAAGTACACTTCCACAGTCACCTATAACACATTGTGTCGAGGAATATCCTAGATACATATCACGTGTTATTCCATCAGGACAAGGATAAACTGTGTGTAAACAGTGGGCCATATCATTAGTCACAACTGCTCCTTCCTTGTTCCTACCTAAGTAGAAACCATCTTGAGATTGTGTAAGAATTGACTTAGCCATATATTGTCTAATGTCTCTTTTGGATGGTAATTTGTTTATCTGAATAAAAGCTAAATCATATTTAGGATCACGACGAATTTCGCTTTGATGAACAGCAAATTTAGGTAAATTGGTAGATATACCCACTCCTATCTGGGAGTTAATAACTTCCAATTCAAAATCCATATCGCTAGGTAAACCGTGATCATTACACATATAAATGTGTCCTACAACACATATACCTCGCGTGAATTTAGTAGCTAATCTACCACCAACCACACGAGTGGATTTAAAAAGTACTGTATTTTTTCCAAGTAAATCGGAAACGAAATCTCTACTCATTCCTTGCAAACCTATGGATTTAGATCCCACATCAAATTTAGATAATGGAACTACACTATTGTACCATACATTAACCCGCTCATTTTCAGCAGGTTCAGGTGCGGAACCTCGATCAGTATAAGATACAACAATAGGTTCAGAGGTAGAATTTAGAGGTTCATCATAAGCAACATCTTCAGATTCTTCCACAAATGGCTTAGGACCATTGCAAGGAATCAATTTGGTTAATCGCTTACATAATACATCATCTTCTTTATTCAATTTCTCCAGTTTTTGTTCTGTTTTCTCTATCTCCTTTCCCTTCTTAATCAAATCTTTTACGACTTTCTTAACTGGGTCAGGCTTAAAATAAGAATACATATGATAGGCTCCCAATATGGAAGCCAAAACCAAGATCAATTTGGATAACAATTTTGTTTTAGGTGTAGTATTTATCCTATGACCTAAATAACAAAATATGGTTGATGCATTACTCGTTGTAACATAAAATGCTGACAAAGACAATAAGTGTATAATTCTAGTTTTATCAAGAACATATCTCCAAGTTGTTGAATATGCATATTTAAAGAAAAAATACATAACAACATTGTTGAAATATTTATACACTAATGTGCAAAATGTAAGACATAAAGATAGCCAAAAACAATCATATATATCTACAGACTGCATTTCTAAATTGCACACACATGCTAATTTAGCACGATAGCAAGTTAAACAGATTTCGACCTCTTGAGAGACATTGTTACTACTCATAACCTTATCCTGTTGTTTATCATGGGCGACTGCCTCTTTGGACATCCACGCCAGAAAATCATTAATATCATCGAATGTGTGTACTATTTGTAGTGTACCACGTTGTCCCTCACGTTCACTGCTTTGAGGCACTACGCGAAAAATTTCAAAGATCCAGAAATTGTTATAAGTTCCGTCTTCCTGAATAGGAACTGCAGAACCATCTAACATACACGCATCTTTAGTGTATTCGGGTTTAGGCTTAACGTCTATAACCCAAGGCATGCGTCTAGATATAGCTAAAGGACAAGAAAAATATGCATGAACATTTAAATCCGAAGTGTTAGTTGTGGCTATAAGAAGCTTAGGAATAGCAGGGGTTTTACCCTTATCTTCCAAAGCAGCTTGCTCTGGTGTGAAAGCTACATTATTATTCAATAAAATAACTTCAGCCAATGAAGGATCAATACCTTGACAAGCTTTAGGAGCAATCATAGCTACATCATCCAAAACAATACACCACTTCTCTGTGGAAAAATTCGACCAATGTTTTTCATGGGCCAAACGTGTGTATTTGAATTCTGGAGCTGTATTCAGTCCAAAAACTTTTCCAAAGTGTACAAAAATAGTATGTATAATACTACTTTTTCCTACACTAGAACCGCCATAAACTAATACAGAAAATGGTGCTTTTCTATCTTTCGCAGCTGCTGTTCTATTAATAAACATACAGCGGACATTTTCCAAATCTTGTAAATTCTTACTCACAGTAGATTTTTCGAAAGTAGTCATAGTAGAAGAAAAGTTCTTAATATATTTGCCTATTTCAATGGCTTTATTTACATCATTAAGGTAAGAATGAACTTCTATACCGTGTAATTCTGGATTAGTTAAGTATTGAGATTGTCTAATAAGTTTAGCACTTTCATCATACCAAACTTGAAATTTGGCTTCAGATACAAAAATTCCATGTATTGATTTAGTAACCATATACTGTTGTGCCTTCTCGGCAATAAACAATAATGTATCTAAAGAAGTGAAAACAAAATCAACACCCATATGGTGTTTCTTTCTAATAGCCTCAGCTTCTAATTCTTCAAATCTAAGACTTTCAAATGAAATTCCTAATTTTTCAAAAAGAGATAAACTAAGCCCATACAGAATGAAACGATAAACTTTCTTATAGATGGGAGAATTTTTAACTAAAGTGTAATTGTTTAGACAATCACGCAAGATATGAAGACAACCTTCATCTTCAGATTGCACTTCATCTCCATAGAGATCAGAAAATAGGTGAACGGCAAATTGTGTGATAGCTGACGACACAACTATACCAGTAAATGATTTTTCATATATAACTGATATATAATTCATCCAAACTATTGATTTTTCTTTAAAAGTTTCTGCCTTGCTCATAAAATGAACAGTTAAAGCATAAGCTTCAAAGATCTTAAATAAAGGATCTAATTCGCCTACACGAGTTACCAAATGTTGGTAAAACCTGTATTCGGGTCGTTCAATACGTTCACAACCCTCACCACCAGGGAAACAACCAATTCGATCTAAACTCTCCCTAGGATTAATGTAATCTCTTAAAACATCAGACCATTGGTCTTGAGATTGAATTTCAAAGAGTTCTTCACTCTGGAGTTGCAAAAGCAACTCATTCCTCCAACGAGCTTGGGAGGCTTCTCGAGCTGCATCAATTTCTGATACAGCTTGTAACTCTAAGACATGTAAGGCTGGATAAAGCATACAATCACAGGATCTTAAGCCTGTGGTATATATGTGACAACTAGGTCTACTAACCTGCGATAGGTAAGTAGACCCAGCTGGAGGGGGAATAGAAGTATAAATTGTGCGCTTCGAAGAAGGGCAACATTTCGATACTTGATACATTTGGGCAGCGTTAAACGGCGCGCGCCTGACTTTATTCGAACTCTTGATAATTGTAGCCATATTAGGTCTTTCGGGGGGGGGGGGGTGGTAGCCTCGGGCTCCTGAGGGGTAAGTAACAGATCCCGCTGTCGTCATATTTTTAACTAGTGGTGACGGACCCACTATTCTAATGCTTCAAATCAAAGGACTTTCAATAGGTCCAGAAGTTTTGGAATTGTTTGATTATGTACACGAATGTACAACACAATAAAGAGTAACCAAACTCAACAACGCTTCATTTATCTATACTAAAGTAGTATGGCAATGAGATCCACATTAAAACTAAGGTAACTCCAACGGGAGTATATCAAGGTGAGACACTATAATGGTGTCAATCACATATTTTTATTAAGACGTGAGAAATGCATAATAATAAACAGAAACCAAATCAATGGTTTGTGAATATTAACATGAATAATCTCTCGAATATTTTAAAAGTTTTAATACATAAATAGCAAAGGAAGGAGGACGTAAAAGCCTCCAACCCGAAGGTGTTAATGCTAGTTGGTTAAAGTGTAGTTTAAAGACATCACGGTCTGGGTAAAATGGATTCGTATCGTGAATGATTCGTCTTTTTTAAAGTGGTTAAAGATCCACATAAAATGGGAGTGTGACTCCCTACTAAATCTGACTAAGGTTCTATCAACAAAATATAGAACGTTATAAATTTGTAATTGCAACAATGGGTTGCATATTATGGTTAACTTAAAGAATTAACCAAAATATGCAGAGCCTGTATAAACAATCCTGATAAAATAAAATAACGTTTATCTAAGTATAAAATAAAAGTTAGTGTTAATTCTTTAAGACAGAATTAATATAAATATTAAATTCTGTAAAACAGATTTATGCGAGCATTACTCGCTAGAAGACAAGGAGGGTATGACCCTCAATACGTTTAAGAAAATACAGTCGGAAGACTATAAATTATATGTGCATGGTTAGGTTTTATGAACCTAACC